TGATTGCTGGTGCTATTGTTGGCCATACGAATATTGTGTAAGTCGCGGTCCTAGTCTCGTAACCATCTCGAAGACCGCTTAGGATAAGCGTATATGTTCCTTTGTCCTTAAGTGTTAGCGGCAATGTGAATACGTCAGAGTCAAGTAAGGCGTTAAAAGTATACATGCTCTTATTAGAGTCCGTAGGTGGGTTACTATAGTGCGTAGATCCATCCTCTATTGAATAGCGATTTCCGCCTACCGCCCCCGCTGTCCTCCCTATCAATGTGGAGTTGTTTACTAGTATTGCCAGATCATTAAACCAATCTTGCCCTGTGTAACCGCTAACCGTAACGGATGAATTACTGATCCTTAGCGGAGTGTTGTATTTATTATCAATCGATCCGCCCTGCACAAACGCGTTTGTTATTGTAACTTGTTTTTGGTCTTGAATGTACAAAGGCCTAATACACGCCTCCGCATATATGGAATTTATTAAGTTACCCCAGCCGTCTCGATTGCCAGTGACGCCGGATTCCATCCAGACCCCTGTTCTATCCTCTGATGTTGGCATTATCTTGTTTTCGGACTTGTCACCACTTTGAAGCTGAGTCGTGCATGACGTTAATGTGTAACCCATAAAGCAACCCCAAGCTCCGCACTCTACATCTTCAAAATTGAAATCGTCCATTGTCCCAACGTTGTGAAACCAACCGAGCGTGGGCGAATATGTATTCCAACCAGCGGGGGCGTTAGATGTTACGTCATAAGGATCGGCATTTCTCGCAAATCTAACACCCACCAAGGACTTAGAGTGACAGTCTTTCCAAGACAAAAAGACTGAGCATCTAATCCACCAGCTAAAGTCAAAACCGATAACGCTAACTTGATTGAAAAAACAATAAAATGACTGATTATCAGACTCGTCAGTTCTTTTATTTCCAAATCCAATACCTTCATACGTGCCTGACACCTGTCTCAAGGTTAGCTTTGATACAGAGAATCTAGTCGTGTGCTCGAATACAGTGTAATTACCTCTAGCCGATATTGTAGTCGAGCCCTTGCCCGTCCCCGTTATAGACTTATTGATAGCGACACTTATTTTAGATGCAACAAAAAAGTCACCCTCAGGTATGAATATCTCAGATCTCAAGTCAAACGCCGACTTTATCGCATCTCTATCGTCTGTCTCCCCATCCCCAACTGCACCGAGCTGCTTTACGTTTGCAATTGCCCCCACTCTCAGCACCCAGGTCAAAGTATTTGAGTTATTCGCTACTCTGTTTGTTCCATTGGCGGTTCCTACCCCCGAGATTACATCACCAGTTGCGCCACCCCCGTTGTTGGCGATGCGATCTTTAGTGGTTACTACATCGTCAGCCTGCGCCGACATATCATTCTGCCAATCGGCTAGCGTGTCGGGGTTTAGCCTTGTTAAAACTTGAGTCCCAGTGTCGACAACCTCTATGTTTGAATCGCCGATAGGAGTGGCCCCAACAACATAAGGTAAAGTCGCGCTGCTTTTTGGTTTATAAGCCGTATTGCCAAACACCATATATTGATTAAATGCTGTAAAGGTTTGTCCAGTATCCCATATTCCGCCATTAATCGCGGTTTGAATATACTGAACTTCAAGCCCTCGCCGAGTGAGAACTTGTTTGCCCGTTCTTGTGGTTGCTGTTTCTAGCGTATCATTAACTAGTAAATCTAACGTTTCAGCATTATCGCTTAAATCGCGTCCATCGCTGCTTGGTACTGGATTGCCTGTATTAAAAGCCATTGTTATATCCTGTTAAATAATTTTTGGTATTTTACCACATTAATCGAAATCATAAACACGGTCATCATAAGTGATCAGGCTGATGTTAACTAAACTGCCTCGCGCTTCCTTCTCAACTACCGTCCATTTTGCAGCATCGAGATCAACCGTTTGCCCTATGATGTATCGCGAACCCGTTTGAATATTAAAGCCAAGCTCTGAATCACGTAAGAATGCTTGCGCCAAGTCAACGCTTGAAAACTTGAACGGATCGCCAACGACTTCAGTTATTGAAAACGGTCCGACTTTCGTTCCATCGTCCAGCATGTAATGAAGCACTAACGCGCCAACGCTAAAATCTATTGATTCGCTGGTTGTTGCAATGCTGCCATTTATGGCCATGATTTCACCGTCAAATAAATCGCTAGTGTATTGCTCTGCGTAAAGCACCATATCGCCTTTACTTAATAACATGCCAGAGGTAAGCATTGTGTCGGTTAAAATGAAGCGTTGGTATATTAGCTTTCTAATTTCAAGCTCTGCGCGATTGATGGCGTTGAACTCTTCATTGCAGCCTGCTAACTCCATCGTTTTAGGGTTTCTACCAACAGTATCTAATACCGTTGGGCTTTGCGGATCGGCGCTGGCAGGATCAATGCTTCTAAATATATATGCTTTTTTATTTGTTGCCTTATCGACGTACTCAACTTTCACAGAGTCGAATGCCTCTTGCAGTTGCGGATTAAAATTAAGCGAGTAATCGCGCTCATCTTCGCTAGCTATATCGCGACGAGTGATCAGCGTTGCTTCGTTTTCCCGTTCCTCATCGCGAGCAAATCGGTAAACGTCACCGTCAAGCCACTTATAACAACGGGCAACATTTAAAATTGCGTCCATTCTTTCATCGAGCGAAACGTCAATGTCATCAAATGTAAAATCAAACGTTGCCAATCTAGGATCTATTAAGTCTAGCCTGTTTTGTATTTCGTAAAGCTCATCTAGTGCCAGCGTTTCAGAATCTAAGCCGTAAAAATCAACGTACAAATGAAGTAAAGCGTCAGCCATCTTTCGTGATGCTGCGGGAGTCGTCACCACATTGGCGCCGTCATAAGTGATCAGCTTGCTTGTTGCGGCAAGGTTTATTCTATTTTGGCGCAGCGACGTTGCGTTAATCGTTGCGGGTATGGCAATTTCAACTAGCGTATTATTGCCAAGGTTTACGTTTGTTTGCCTGCTTACTGATCGCACTGCCTCAAGTGTTGCTTGGTCTGGAAATTCAGCGTTTTGACTAGAATTGTCAGTTCTTCTTATCGTGAATTGATAAAACGATTCGCTAGCCAGTATTTTTTTATACGTAAAGAATTGCTGATCTAATGTGCTTTCGGTAAATAAAAATGTATCGACAACTGCCACACCGATCGGTGTACCAGCAGGACCGTCAAGTTCTTGTGTTGTTAATTCAAATTCGGCAGTAGCCTTTAGTCCGCGAGAAAATATTATATCAATCCAAAATTCAGAGGTTAGAATTGAACCTTTAATGGGACCAATGATAGCCCCGTTCTTTTCTGTTGCTAAATACGGGCCTTGATATTGAGGATCGCCAGGGTTGCCAACTGGCTCGTCTGCCACTTGACCGGTAAACCCGTTTATTATTATCGTGTAAAACGTGAGTGTAATATCTAGATCCATTGATATAACGCGACCTGACCCCAAGGCGGTCACGAAAACATCAACAAAGTTAACAACTATATTACGCTCGTAATCAATCGATACATTGTAGAATCCAGACAGATCAAACGCTGCTTTCATCGCGTCAGATTGCGCATCCTTTAGCACTTCCATTGAGAATGTAACTCCGATGAATGTAGTGTTCCCGATCCCGCTTTCTGCGAGATTAAACGAATCACCAGCGTCACCCTCGTTGGTGCCAAGCAATTCTTGTCCATCAACCTCATTGGATGCGAAAGAGTGGACGATCTCAGGTATCGTGACAATCTTATTTACCGGTTCGTAAACAGTCGATGACGATCCTATAAAGTTTGTTAGCGGAGTGTCGCCAGCTCTAACCAGTGTTATATCAAAAAGCCCTACGCCAACATTCATTAGCTGAGTGACTATTTTTTTATTGTCCACATATTCAACAGTAGCTTCACCGGTTAGATCAGGATATATGCGAGGGCTACCAAATACCAGCGGATACGCCTGATAAGGTCGGGCGATATTCGTTTGAGCTTGCAGGCTGTTATTCGGGCTGTCTTTTCGCTGTCCAACGTTACCAGGTATCTTTGGACTTGGCACGTTTGGCGCCAGTGCGACAGACACAATAAGCGCAGCAATAGCAATGTAAGCTAGCGTCTCATATCCCTTAACCTCATTGATCACAACAATGGTGTCATTGTTAAATAATGGAGCAAACAGTTCGTCGCTAGGGCTTTCGCCTATCCTCACCTCTTTCGTGCGAACGTATATTTTCGTTGTTTCAGGGTTTATACCGTCGGGAATGTTTAACATTAAAGCTTCGGTCGCGGTTAGTCCATCAGCAAAAGTAATCACCTCTTGCCCAGTGGCGCCGCTTTGGTCGTTTCTAATTATTAACTTAGGCATTAACTTGACCTATAAATTTATGTAAAGTAATTTTACCATATATTGATTCAATGGCTCGTATTGAATGTATTTCGACTTTGCCAGCGCAACCAACGAACCCCCTTGCATGTAAAACTTTTATCGCACTAATTGTTATGCCAACGTGTGACGGCTCGTCGCCTTTGTAGCATGTGAATAATAAACCGTTTACTGATGGTCTATCCATTTGCTGCCATTGGTTGATACCTGATTGCCAGCCATGAGAGGTGTCACATTCGCCTTTCGCGTAACCCGTTATGATTGGCAGGTCGATACCTAGAACGTGCTTATAATACAGCGTGACAAGCCCCCAACAATCGACCTCATCAAATGATGACGCCCTGTTAACCCAAGGCAAGCCGATAACCTTATTTATAAATTCTTGTTGATTCATGTTGCCCTCGAATAGTTAGGTTTATTATATCATAGTGTTGACATTGTGTTTAATTTAGCCTATTGTGTTTAATATCAACCAAGGGGAAACGCAATGACTACCGAAAAAATAAACTATATCGAAGTTGAACTCGATATAGAAAATGTAACATTTAAGTTTGAAGCAGTAGGCACTTACACGCCAGAAAGTGGTGACGGATTCGAAGATGAATTAATTGATGAAGAATTTCACGTTGAGCATCTTTATTACACCAACAAATCAGGCGAGTGCAAAGATTGGGTTTCGCTCATGGATTGGCCACACGTTGAAGTGTCAGTGATTACGCAATTGAAATCATTTAGAGAAGAGGTTTAATTGTGAATCTATCGGAAAGAGTAAACAAGTTCGCGGTTTCCCATTATCCACTAATAGACAGAAGTAAGATCATAAAGGCCGAATTCGCTTTGAGTAATAGCGCTTGCCACTTTAACGCCGTAGCCGCAGTGAATAGTGGTCGAGCGGATAAGGTGTGGCTAGTATGGGCTAACGGAAGTAATGGTGTCGTTCATTTTATTAATAGTAAATGCGGAAAATTCTTTGATGAAACTTGGTGTGACGAATCTTACAAAGGCGCGGAATATAGAATCATCAGAGAGATAAAAAAGAACGAATTCGATTCTGTTTATGGAATTTTATGCGCGACAAAATATTCATATTACTCAATGTTTGGAAGTGTATGGGAAAAGATAAAGCTATCTATAACTGACAAACTTCACGGGACAATCTAATGAAAACTAAAAACAAACCAAAGGTTAATCCGCAAGGTAAGATCAGGCAATATAACGCCGCAGGGTTAAAGGCGTTTAATGAAACTCGCGCCGCAGAACAATCAACATGGTCCCGAATTGACGAGGCAACGCTAAACGCTCAATGCAATGCGGTAGATCCTTTGGACGAGATCGAAGACTAAACCGATTGCAAGCCAGTCCATTGTGCGGGATCGTAAAACTGCGCCTCGTTGGTCAATCTAGCGGGGTTATCAACACTAAGCTGAACGGACACGGAATCACTGGTTATTGTTATCCCATCCCTTGCCACATATAAGCGCCTTGAATAAATGGGCGCTGTAACGCCGTCTTGGTACTGCCTAAGCTTAATCGTGATTGGTGACGTTATGGCGCCAAGTGGTGTGATCTTCATTAGTTCTTTTCTGAATTCAAGCCCGATGCGACCAAATGTTATCGTTCCCGCTCTTGTGGCGTCGGTTTCTTGGTTGGTCACTTTTGGCAATTGCATCGATGCAGCTTTAAACGTTTCTGGTGATCCGTCAACGTCAAAAATTTTGTCGCTAAACTGGCCTTGAACTAATCTAATAAATCCAAAGTCGGGATGCTGGAATTCAACGGTCATAAATTGCAGTAAGTCTGCAGGGCGTTTTACCCAGTAGTTACGCTGCAGCTCGCTAAATGTTGGTGTTGTCATTGGTTAACCTTCTGGCCAGAACACATTAAGGGCTGTGTCAATTATACCCGCCTGCTCTAAATACATAATAATTAAATTATCGTCAATAAGCGCGTCAGGCTGGTTTAGTTTAAGCGCTTGAATTACGCCGCTATAAACCCACACGTTAACGCCCATCTGAGCTGGTGCTAAAGGCATTTCAATAAATCTAACTTCGTGAGCAATATGCCCCTCTTCGGTCAAAATGTCCTTATTGAATGGCTCGCCATTACTTATTTGACGCAAAAAAGCTTGGAATATCCTAGCTTGAATTGGTGACTTGCAAACAATGGTTACATTCCAGATCACCGGTGATTCATCGGTTATCTTTTCAATAAACAATGGTCCGGTAAATGGCTGACTTGTACGGAATGTTTGCACCTGTTGGCGCTGTTTGCCCAGCTTAAAATCAGGCAAGTTCGTTGGGTAATCTATCGTTGCCATTATCTCGCCTTAAATTTGATGTCTGTTGATTGACGCATCGCTTTAGGTATTACGCCTTGGTTCCTGCTTATCTGGCTAGCAACTTCATTGATAATTACCTTCAATTGCTTTCCGTCATCACTTAACTGAGTACTAACGTTGCTTGGCGTGTTATTTTCAATCATAACATTTAATGTTGTTCCGCCGCCAAACGACTCTTTATTCGATGTGATGCCACCGCCGCCCGTAGGTGTAAATATTTCGGGGCCACGCTCACCAACTAAGTAAGATGATCCCGCGCTAACTGGCCCGCCGTGTTCTCTTGCGCCTGATAAAGCGTGTGATAGTGCCACCGTTGATGCTATCCCTGCCGCCGCTGGCGCTGCATTAGCACCAAAACTAGCTAACGATACTAGGGCTGCTGGTGTTGCATAAGCTGTTGCTAGCGTTGCCGCAGTTGCCACGCCAGACGCCGCAACCGCAGTTTGACCAATGATAGTCTGTATGCCCATCTTTATTAGAGCGCCGATAGCCTGAGTCAGTATGCTTTTTGCTAAACCTTGTATCGCCTCGCTGCCAGTTTGCGCGCCAGTTGCTACGCTGGCAAGTGCGCCGATAGCCTGATTCTCAAACATGGCCCAGTTAATCGACGCTTCGTCTGCTGTCTTTTTCTGCAACGATTGTACTTGTTCTTCGTGTTGCTTATTTAGCTCGGCGCTTCTTGTTAAGAAGTCCTGCTCAAGTATTATCTTTTGCTCGAAACCCTGTCGCAATAAATCAATCTCTGCCACCTGGTTTAGTTGTAGTTGTTGCAGCGGCGTTAAACCCGTTTTGCTAACAGCCTTTGTTAGCGTGTCGCGCTCTCTATTAAGCTGTGCTGCCATATTCTCTGACGCTCTAAGCTCGGCTTCGTGCGCGCGAACAGTCGCCATTATCGCCTCTTCCTTGTCCTTGTATGCGTTAATGCTGTCAAAGTGTGTAGCAATTGCCAACTTCTGCGCGTCAGTGGCTTTGAGTTCTGTAGCCATCATTAGCGCTATTTCTTTTTCTGTTTTGCCAAGCTGCGCCTCTTCCTGCTTTAGAGCCTCGATCAACTCTTTTAGTTTATCCGCCTGATCCTTGGTTGCCGTAGTTGCTTTATCTCCGATTAGCGCCGAATACATTGATATTGCTTTGCTGGACTTTTCTATTTCACCGACCAAGGTTTGCTGTGCAGCGATCTGGAAGTTTAACTCTTTGTTTAAACCCTCTTGTCCTTTCTTGAGGTTTTTATAAGTCTCACTCTCACTGTCGTATGCTTTTATTGTGCTCCTGCTCAGTGCGATCCTTGACTTTATCGAGTCTATTTCTTCTTGGTTGCTAGCGATTAACTTGGCTTTTTCTGTGCTAGCTTTGACTTCTGCCGAAATCAATACTTGCGCCTGCGCCTCGCTCAATGTCGTGACTTCGACTAGTTTCTTTAGCTTTTCTGTTAATTCCTCTACGCTGTCACCAGTTTTTGAGAGCGCCTTAAATAAAACACCGCCAAGCGCCGCACCAACAGCGATAGCCGCACCAACTAGAGCGCCACCAGTTCCGAACACGCCAGCAAGCTGCGAACCCTGCTGCCCAAGTATGGTGAAAGCGCTTATGCCCATCTGAGCCTGTACAGCGACGTCTTGCAACTGAAAGCCCAACTGCTGAGCTGCGCCCTTTTGCAACCTAAAAGAGCTAGTAACCGCTTTCGACGCCTTAGAGCGCGCCATTGAAGATTTAGCTTGTACCGCCGCACTTTTCTGCATGACGCTATCAACTTTCTTTATTGAATTTATGGCGGCAGATTCCCCCTTCAATAACGGCGCAGTCTCAACATCGACGGTGTATTTTATTGTTCCAGCATTCTCAGACATTATCGATCACCTAATGAACCTCTTTGTTTTGCTCTTTAAACCAATTAAGCATATCGTTATTTTCTTCGACAGTAATACCTTCTTGCTTTTCTGGTGGGAATTTAGTCTCCATCATTCGGCAAAAC